ATAATATATATCTTCAAAGTTAGGGTCTTCTGTATACGAGTATACCAGGTTAGCCGGATCAACGTAATCGATTGTAACGCCTTCTGATTTATTCCATCCTGTTTTAGCTGAAGCAATACCTAATACCGTTAAATCGTAGTTTAATCTTTTAGCTATAAGTGAATACCTATTGCGGTCTAATATCTGATTAACTACTTCTTCTTCAGCAATTTCAATAGATTGTTTATAATCTAATTGTAAACGTATTTCTAATTCCTCTTTTGTTTCAGGTAAATTAGAAGGGTCAACAGAATTATATAGATTAGTGCCTAACTTTGCTTGTATTTCATTCAATAATTCTTTAGCCATCATATCCCTTAGGATACTTTCAGCATACTCCGTTTTTGCTTTTACAGATTCTGGATCTTGAGCATAAGCCTTTAATTCATAATTCTTATTTGATATTCCATTTACAACAATATCAACAAACTTAGGCAAAATAGGTACGGGTTTCCAATCTAAATTCAAATAGGATAAGTCACCATTTATTGACAATTCATCTTTATACTTTTGAACAGATTGTTCTCCTCTAGCGTATAATCTTAATCTATGAAAGTTCTGCCAATTAGACCCCCATCTCCCGCCGATATTATTACCAGAATTACCGTTAACTCTATCACCACGAAACCATTCGCCTTCTATTGCTTTACCTACTGCATGACCATATTCTAGACTTCTTTTTTCTTCGTCAGATACTACCTGGCTTGGGAAAGAACTGTTACTGTTAGTATAAATCATTTATTAATTATTTTTGAACTATTATTTTCATTATTGTACTTCTTAAAGTTTAAAGAAACTTTATCTTTCTGATAATTTGCAACTGGGGTATACATATGTTTGTTACACGCCATTATCGCTAATCCAGAACTAATAGAAGCATCATGCTTTGTTCTATCATTTATATTAAACCTTGCCCAATCTTCTAATGTTCGTTGGAAATACATTGTTCCATAAGAGTCATTATTAAAACCTATATTGTTTTCTATATAAGTCTCTATAGCTGATGCGTGAGCTTGCATTATGTCCTGTGAGGAGTTTGGTATACCCCCAATTTCTTTTTCTGCTGGGGATAATTTATTCCAAATTCTATCAGGTCTATTCATAGAGTACCCTCTATATCCTCTTCTTTTTAAATAATATAATAACCTAGGTTTATTATTCTCCGCAAGTATTGGCATACCATAAAATACTAACGCCATTAATACATCTTCAAAAAACATTTCTGCTGTTTGCGGTCTAGCCACATATTCTAAGAAGAAATGGTTAGGCGGAATATCTTCCATTGAAAACTTAGTTAACCCATGTAAGGCTCCATTAGAACCTCTACTTGCGTCAACTGTCCCTGATATATCGTAACTATCACAACCAAATGCTCCAGTATGTTCGTTGCCTGGATATTTCAACCCATTTTTTATTATTACGCGGTTTTGCAAATGTTTAGGCGGTACCCAAGAAATTAAAAACCTACCATCCTTATTAGGGTAGAATACAACATTAGTATCTTGTATCCCGTATTCCCATTGAAAACTGCCTTTAGTTATAATATTTGTATTTCTTAAATCATCATTATAATCAATCTGCTCGTATATTTTAGTAAGATTAAATAGTGATTGTTTTGCTTCGTCTCTAAATGCGTGTTGTTCTGTTTTTGGAAACTGACGGTAATATTCATTTAAACTGTCTTGATCGTCTTTTAAACCATCAACTTCATTTTGCCAATGCTCAATTACCCCACATTCAATATAATTATTATCTACACCTTTAATTGGCGCTTTTGGAGTATCGAATACAGGTAGGCCATAAGTATCAATGAATCCCTCGTACGACCATTCCATAGGTATGAACAAACTATATAATCCTGAACTAGTCTGTCCATTGCGGTTTCTTTTTGCAACATCTGAGTTATAATAAAGTTTTTTATAATTGGATCCTCCTTTATCTAAAGCATTTGAGGTTGAACCCATCATGCACTTGCCAATAATCTTGCTACCTAATCTTAAACAAGTTTTAGTAACACGCCAGTTATTTAAGATATTATCTGGTTTTAACCATTTAGCAGACTCATCATGAGCTAATAGTTTTAATTTTTCACCATCATAACTATTATCTCCGGTATTCTTCCAATCAATTGTGGTATCTAATCCAGTAAGTTCCTCTGCTGTTTCACTGTTATCTAATTTTCTCCTTGTAAATTTAGACGCAGGAATTCTATAAGCAAGTTCTGTTTTAGGTCTATCCATACCATCTTGGATAGGTTTAAAAAAGAAAGGATAGTTAATTGATATTGGCACAACTTTGTCGGTAAACATTGTTTTAGCATCTGCTCCTGACTTTGACAATATACCAAACCTAGAATCACTTGACATAGTGGCCAAGTTAACTAATTCCGCAGAAGCCATAAATGAAAATCCAGAACGTCTATTCTTTAAATAACACATTCCGTAACACCTAGAATCTGCTTTACAAGCCTCCCAGAATATAAAAAATAATCTGTTTGACTCTCTAAAGTCTGGGGCACCAATATCTATCTTGCTCCATTGCAAGTACATATAATGTGTACCCGTTATATAAGCTGGAGTACCGTTGTTATAAAATGAAAAACCTTCATCCCTATAACCAAATTCATTGTCAATGTAATTGTACCATCTCTCTTTGAAAGCATCCGGATATTTATTCCAGTCAAATACATTCTTAATCTTTTCGAGCTCTTTAGGTACTTGTAAACGTTCCCAGTATTGCTCTTCTTTTTTGTCTTTTCTTTTGTATGCTGATTCTATTAATGGCAGTGCTATTTTTAAACCTTGGATTTCATATATTTCACCAATCTTTCCAGTCTTACTAATAACAACCATATCATGGTCTTTATTATATCCATACTTCCAATTGTTATAGCGATTTGTTTTCTTTATTACTGCAGATTTTACATGATCTGGTAATATTTTATATAAAGTTTGCTCGTACATTACTTAGATCTCCCCTCTGCAAAGCCTTTAAACGCTACAATAGATGGGCCTTTTTCAATATCATCCAGCATTCTAGTTTCTTCTTCAATTCTATTAAGTATCTCGAAAGCGTCAAAAATAGCTAACTTTTTAGTAGCAGCGGCATTCTTTAATTTGTCCGCTGATAAATCATCTTCTCCATTATCTAAAATAGCCTCTTCAGCCACTTTAATTAATTCAAGAACCGCTTTGTGCCCAGCTAGGATTATATTCCTCTTCGTTTCCTTTATATTCATATTTAATTACAATATCATTAGATTTCATACAATAAAGTCTTTGCCCATCAACGACAAATTCAAATTCTCCATTAGGAGTATAACCTACAAGGTTTCCCTCGTCTATTTTAAGTGCTTTTAAAGAACTATTTCCGTATTTTAATATACCAATAAGTCTTTGCTCTTTATCTAGCTTTAAATGGTCTATATTTTTTAATGGCTTTATAAAACACCTGTCTCCAAATGCCAACCATTTTTTATCATTTTTATATAAGTAGATTTGATCTATATCACAAAAATATAATTCATCCATAAAATATGCGCGACTATTTTTTTGATTACCACGTATATCGTAGAAACGTCTAAATACATTGTGATGTATAATAACTAAATCACCAACCTTAATACTTGTTGAATAAGCTAGCGGGATTGCAACAACCTCCGCTAAATTATTCACAGATTTAAAACTTTCTATTTTTGTATTCAGTATTAGTTCTTTTCCATCTACTTTAACTTTGTTATCGTACCTATCTCCGACAGGTTTTACGATAAAGTTAAATACGCTAGTCATTAGTATTCTAAATCATATTCTATGCTAATAGCCATATTGGAATTAAAGTTCTTCCACGGCATTACCTCGTCTCCTTTTTTTATATATATAGTATACGAACAGTCTTTATTATCTAACCAAATGTGCATTATCTCATGACCTCCATATACTGATTGGCCTATAGAATAGTGCATTGCCTCATTCTTGTAGTCTGCTCCTATACTTATTTTTCTAATTACAGAATCCATTATTCCTTGGTTTCTTCAACTTCAGTATAAGAACCATCAGCTAAGTTAATATTAATTGCTCCGTATTCTTGTTGCAATTCTTCTTTAAACTCTTCAATAGCTTTATTAACATCTGCAATTTGGTGCAAGAACCCATGTTTTTGAGATTCTAATATTCCAATGTTTGTTAATAATGCATTCAAATCTTTTTGTTGATTTGTAATCTTCTCTAATTGCTCTTCTGTAATCTGTTTTGTAATTTCCATTTTTATTTAATTTTATTTAATTTTATTTTTTTTTATTTTTTTTTTTTATTTGCTATTTTTAAATCAATTATTAAATCTTCTGGGATATATCCATCTGCGTTTTGCGCATATCCCATAAAACTATGCTTACAATCTACTGGGAATATTTCGCTTTCAAAAACAATTTCTTGCTCACACATAACGTCGTAAGCATATCCATCATAATAAATAGGCTCTGTGATTACATTACCTTCTTCATCATAAGTACCTGGTATTTCAACTATCTTACCAATTTCAACAACTGCTTGAATGCCTTGCCCGTAACTCAATGAAGTAATACCATCAAATGTTGTTTCTATGTAAACTCCTTTTGCTAATAAATCAGCAATTGCAGTTTCTTTGTCTGTGTAATTTAGTTTGTAAATTTCCATTATAGTGTTGTTAGTGAAATACATTCAGTATCTGTTAAAGCTATTGGAAACAATTCAATGCTATTGATATAACTTGAAGTTGTTGAATTTGTAACTCCTGTTTTTAAATTATTTATTGTTCCCGCAGTTGTTGTTGTAGTTGATGCAGCTTTAACTCCGTTTGCAAAAAAACTTAAAGTGCTTCCTGTTCTTTTTACGCACATTTTTCCTTTTCCAATTGTCAAAATATTTAATATACTAATAGAAATTCCACCTGTTATATCTGTTATAGATGCAGTTGTTCCATCAACTCTTAAAATTCCTGTTCTAATTGAAGATATATCAGTCGAATCTAAAATATATTGATTTCCTAATATAGGGTTTGTAATATCAAGAAATAAAACATAATCATTGACAATTAGTCCTTTTGAAATAAGATTATTATTTGAAATTAAATCAGCATTTCTTGTTACTGTTGTAGCTACTGTTGGAATGTATGAAGTTGGATAAGCTCCTGCTTCTAATTGAGCCCCCCATAAATAAAGATTATTAATATTTGAATTACTATCAAAACTCCAATTTATAGGAGTTTGAAGATTTGTGTATGCTTGAGTTATTGAACAACGATACCAACCATTTCCGTAATTTTCAATTTTTCCCGTACCCGATAAAACAGTTCCTGCGTTCAAATCAAAAGTTGATGAAGTTCCAAAAATGTTGATTTCTCTTATTCTTAAAACGCTTCCTGTTCCTTTTTTAGCAAAAACACTTATGGTATAAGATGAGGTAATTGCATTTGTAAGACTAAACGCTAAAAAATTTGTAGTTGAATTATAACTAATTAAATCAGCGTTTTGAGTTCCATTAGGCGAAATAATTGAATCTGCTGTGATTACAACATTTACTTTACCCCAAATCCCATTATCGAATTCCTCACTTCTTTGCAATAAATTTGTTCTTTGCGGTTCTACCAATAAACTCGGACAGCTTCCGTTTGTGTAATCAATACGTGGTATGTTTAATCTTGTTGTTGTAGGGAAATATTCTGTTGCTGTTGAGCCTTGTTCAAATTGAGCGCCCCAAATAAAAATACCTGAAGTTCCATTACCTGTATATGAAAATACATTATCTGAATTAGATATACCAATAACAGAAGGATTTGCAGCTGTCGTTGGGTTAGGATTTGTAACTATACATTTATACCAACCATTCCCCGCGTCTATAATTGATGCCGTTATACCACTTTGCACTGTTCCAATTGAACCATTATCTAAATTAAACCAAGCGTAAAAATCATTAACACTCGTTCTTGTTCTGATAAAACCCCAATTTCTTTCTCCTTTTTTCATATAACAACTTATGGTTGCAGATGATATGGTATTTGTAGTTGATTGAAATACCCAATGTTCCGCAGTTGTTACGTCTTCAATTAATTTATCGGCAGTTAATGTTCCATTTGGAGCTATAGTTATATTTGCGCTAATTGTAGAATTTCTTATTGTCCAAGCAACATTTTGAAATTGCTCACTATAAGTCAATAAATTTCTAGGGACTACTTCAATCAATCCCGCACTATTAACTCTCGTTGCTGTTGTAGCACGAACTACATCCATATCGCCCAAAGTAGTGTTTGGAATTACATCGTATAATATTCCTTCATTATATGCATTAGGGGTAATAACAAGAGAAGCGTTATCTAATAATCCAATTGCATTTAATTCTTCCAATGTTGCATCTAAACAAGGTCCCGCTTCAAATATACTATTTGGATATGACAGTACTCTAGCTTTAAAATTAGCAATAACATTATTTGCTACGCTATATAAAGCTTTTGCCCATCCTATACCAATACCTATATTTATCATATTAGTATACTAATAAAATATTCGATACAGAAATGTTAGTTGCTGATGTGATTGCAGAAACAATAACTGGTAAAAAAGTACCGCTAGTTAACCCAGAGAATGTTACATCCGCAGAATTACCAACAGGCCTTACTGTTATTGTAGTATTAAGCAATGGATCAACTACCGCTCCAATATATATAGCCGCAGATTTAATGTTTGTTAATGGCAAAGCACTAACTGTACCTACTGTTGTAGCAAAATCTGGTTGATTTCCGTATTGTCCCATAATTTATTTTTTAAATATTCTATTGTATATTTTGTTTTTATTCTTTGTTCCAGGTTTAAACTCTAAAACAGTATCCCCAGGAAAAGAATAATCTTCGCCAGGGTGCATTTCTTTTTTATTACCTAAATTATCAATACCTAAAACGGGTTCATCAACGTTTTTCATTGTGATGTTCCCGCTTGGTATTAGATTATAAGGTCTATCTTTATCAGGACTATTTTTTTTATAACCTGCTGTTGATAGATTTTTCATTTAGCATTTTTTCATTTTAGCAACTGGTTTCTTAACCACTGTAGCTTTTTTGTTTTTTGCGCTACCGGTATTTTTTTGTCTCGCTGTTTCATCGCCACCTGAATAATTAGCAGTTCCTTTTTTACCCTCGGCCGCATCAGCTAGCCACTTCCCGCCTTCTGCAATCTTAGATCCAATTTTTTTAATTGTTTCCATTTGTTTAACAGGGGATGTTTTTTTAACTACTTTTTTATCTTCTTTCTTAACTTCTTTGGTTTTAGGGTTATTTCTAACAATATTTTTTTGTCTCATAGTTTCATCACTCTCGGAGTAATTAGCAGTCCCTTTTTTACCTTCAGCTGCATCAGCTAACCATTTTCCACCTGCTGCGATCTTAGATCCAATTTTTTTGATTGTCTCCATTTGTTTGATAGGAGAATGTTTTTGTACGTATGCCATTTTGTTGTTTTTTTTTGTTGTTATTTGTTAGTTATTTAATCTTTGTATATATTAATTCTGTACTACCTGTACTTGTTTCAACAATACAACTTAATGTTGTTTTATTAATAAAAGTATATTTACTATTAGCAACCCAATTTGTTGGTTTAAAAATTGTTTTTACTAAAAAATATTTATTATAGATTTTAAAATCTAAAACGTCAATAGGTTCCCCGCTTGTGCCGCTTATTTCTTGCACTTGGATTTCTCCATTATCGTTTTCCCAAAAGAATAATTGAGAGGATTCTTCATCAGGTTCCCAATAGCCAATTAAATCGCCCGAGTTAATATCTTGCGTATTCGTTAAATTAAATACTGCAAACGCCATTGCCAATAGAATAGCTGCAATTAAAAATGTTTTTTTCATAATTAAATAATATTAGATTTATATAATATTATTATTACGCGCATTTATTGGTTTTTATATGCTTCTACCTCCCAAGGCAGTTTTTTATTACCCTCATCCATAGTCGCTCTAGAATACTCTTTGCCTTTCCACATAACATGAGTATCCGTATAGTCTAAATCACCACGTTTCATTTGATCTATATGAACCATTTCATGGGATATAGTTTTATTCTTTTGTAATTCTAAAGGAGATACATTTTTGTTTACTAAGATACTCCCGTTTGATTGCGCCATACCTAATACGTTATCATCCATGTCCATACTATAGATTGGAGTATTATCAACATTATACGGCGGGCCAGTCATTTTAAATGCCATATGTATACTGTTTTAAATTTATTAATTCCCCTATAAACATAATCTATAGGGGATTTAAAATTAGTGTTACGAGATTACAATAGCCGTACAAGTCTGCCCACTAGGTAAACTTACAGGTGCCAATACTGGTCCGTTAAGTGTTAAAGCAGCATTATTGATAGCGTCAGTAAATGCAGTTGTTGCTCCTACAGTTGTTAGAGCTATTAATCTTCCACCCGCAGCTAGTTTAACGCTAGTAGCGCTAAGATATTGCGTAATTAAACCGTCTGTAGATATAAGAGTTGTTCCTAATCCTGTAACTGGAATTGAGATAAATTTTGCCATTTTGTTTTGTTTTTTGTTTTAGTTGTTGTTTATTGTTTATTGTTTGTTATTTAAAATCTTCCTTTTGCTTTTTGTGTAATAGGGCCTGCGGAATATGTTGGTTTTGCATTATTAAGGATTATACCGTTTATTCCACTGCTTGATCCTTTTCCTTTCGGAAGACCAGTTGAATCATAAGGGCCTGCCCATAATGCGTTTGCTCCTACTCCAGAAGTCTTAGCTTCTTTGTCGTGGATACTTCTTGGATGTTTTTTTAAATCTAAGTTCATAGCTGTTATTTTAGTACCCTAAATCAGGCGTTATATTTGTTTGTACTCCTACCGGAGGAGGAGGTGGGGATTGTACTGTTCTTGTAAATGTATCTGGGTTTTGCTCTCCATACACACCTGCAATAGTACCTTGGTTTGACAATGCTGTCGGACTAATTGGCGTTGGTGTTATTTGATTTGGGTTCTGAGCAGTATTTGGCGCTAGTTGCCCAATGGTATTAACCATAGTGCCAGTATTTGGCGCCCCTTGTTTTGGAGCCCTACTAGCCAGAATACCTTTAGCCGTTTGCTTGGCCCTTGCGTTCATCGCATAAACCTGATTATTCATCATAATTATTTCTTGTTTTATCTTTATTAACGTTTTCTATTGCTGTTATAGCTACAGTATCCATATACGTTTTACCATTCATAATAGTATTTCTATGACTCGTTGGTATATCTTCTTTGCCTAACATTATACGGTACATCCTACTTATTAGTTGTTTACACTTAAATGAAACTTTATATATATTATATTTTTGGGTTGTGTGGTTCCGGTTTCTCCATACCACAATCCAACCTTCTTTTAATAAATTGTTCCAGCGCTTATTGTCCCAACTATATGCGTAAGTACCTATCTTATAATCTTGTTTACTGAAGAATTCCATGCAATCAAAATAGATCAGTAGTTCTAGATCGGCATCGGTTAACCCGTTATTTCTACAAGCCCATCTTCTTATTATCCTATAATGTTTTAATAATCCAATTGCCTTAATATCTGATGCCTCTAAACGGATCATAATATAACAACTACATCTGATAACTTTATAACAAGATATGTCTCTTTGTCTATTTCAATTTTGTGTCCCGCATGTCTATCAAAAAATATTTGATCATTAACTTTAACACCCACAACTTCGTCACCAATCGATAATACATTTGCTTCAACATATCTAATATCTTCTCTTTGATTTTCAGCTAATAAAAGGCCTCCTTTTGTTGAGGTTGTTCCTTCTTTTACTTTCTGTATAATTAAATTTTTACCTATTGCTTTCATACTACTCTAAGATTGTTAATTACACAATCAGTTGACAATATTGTAACAGCAACGGATGCTGCGTTTCTTAAAGCGCTTTTAGTAACCAATAAAGGATCAATTATACCTTCTTTAATCATATCAACAGTTTCACCTGTTATTACATTAAGACCAAATCCAACCTTTGATACTACATCTAATGGAGCATACTCAATTCCTGCATTCCTAAGTATTGTATGGAACGGCGCCCGTATGGCTTTAATAAGTATTTCTTCTCCAACTGAAAATGTATCTATTTTATGAGATGCATTTAATAAAGCAATTCCTCCGCCAGGCACAATGCCTTCTTTAATAGCTGCTTTAGTTGCACAAATAGCGTCTTCAATTCTATCTGCTTTTTCTTTTAATTCTATTTCTGAATTAGCACCAACTTTTACAACCGCAATCTTTGCGGTTAGTCTAGCTAATCTTTTTTCTAACTTAATAACTGTATGCGCAGGATTACTTTCTAATAAAGATTTTTTAATATCTTCTATAATCACTAATACATCTTCTGGAGATTCTCCAACGTGTAGGATAGTTTCCTCGTAACTAGTAATACTTTTAAGACATGTTCCTAAATGGTCTGGTTGGATCAAATCTAAATCATCCCCAAGATCCTCATTTATTAATGTTGCATTAGTCAATAAAGCAAGATCCTCAAAGATCTCTTTTCTATTAACACCAAATGTTGGTGCATTAATAACATTAATTTTTATATTGCCTTTTGATTTATTCATTGCTAAAGCCGCTAATGGAACTGGATCCATATCTGCAACTATCAATAAAGACTTCTTATTTGTTATTACATATTCTAATACTGATTGTATTTGTCGTATACTATCAACAGGACTTTCAATTAATAATACCAAAGGATTATCTAGTTCCGCTGTTTTATTTTTATGATTTGTTATGAAATTGGCATTTGTTAAACCCATATCGCATTGAACACCCTCAACTAATTGTAGACTACATTCTGGATCAGAGGATGTTTCCATCATAACAATTCCGGTGTTACCTACAGATCTAAAAGCATTACCAACAAGTGCACCTAATTCAGGGTCATTATTAGTTGATATAGTTGCAATCTGGTCAAGCATTGTATCGTCAACTAATAAAGCAATAGAATCTAAATAGTTAATTACTTTTTCAGTTGCTGAATTAATACCGTCTTTTATCTGTCTAGTATTGGTTTCTTCTGAACTATAAGCAATATCTAAAATAGCGTGCGCTAATACTGTGGCTGTTGTTGTTCCATCGCCGGCTTCCCTAACAGTTTTTCTAGCTGCTTCTTTTAATAATGTAGCGCCCATGTTTTCAACAGGGTCTAAAAGAATAATTGAATCTGCTACTGTAACACCGTCTTTAGTAATAATTGGTCTACCAAAAGAATCCTCTAATAGAACACATTTACCACTTGCTCCGAGGGTTGAACTAACTGCTTTAGTTAATTTTTCTATTCCTGCAAATACTCTATCACTTGCTTCTTTACCGAAGCTTAAATTTTTGACTATAGCGTCTGACATAATTTTATTTGATTAGATTTAAATATATTTTATATATTACTTATTTTTTTCGGTTTTCACTTAACCTTGCCCTTTATATTTTTTACTATAAAGTTTTGAAGTCTTCAATTTTGAAGTTTTTGTTTTACTGTGAACTCCCGGCCGTGATATTTTTGTTACAACACGTTGAATACTCGCTGTCTGTTTCGCCATAATAAATATAAAATTAATATTAAAATTAACCAATAAAATAAAACCCAGTAATTTGCTTTTTTATCTATTGTTTTTGTTTTTGTAGTTGATTGCTCTTTTACTTCTATCTTAGTAGTCGCTGTGGAGTCTTTATGCTTTGTTTCTGATTCTTTTTTATTATTTATATATAAAGTATTAGCTTTAGTTTTTTTAATCTTTAAAACAACGTTTTTATAATTCTTACCGTCAACAACAATTACTTTACTTGAGTCAATTGGGGTTATAGTAATTTCACTGCTATCGATGTTTGTAGCTATGTTTGTAGAATCCGTTTTTATTTTGTTTTCTATAGTTATAACTTTAACTTCTGTGTTTACAATACTGTCTTTTTTAATATCTGTTTTATTTATATCTACCTTCCTGCTTGCGCAAGAGGTTAACAATATAAGTAGTATTAATATAATTCTTTTCATTATGATATAATTGTTAATGTTATATTCTTAGCAGCTTGCATCTTTTTGAATAGTTTATCAAAAGCTTTTCTAGATTGTCCAATATAGTTTTTATTCCTCGTTTGCCCAACTAATATGCAACCTTCAGTATCGTGGTTAGAATTTCCACTATGGATTCGTACCCCCTCAAAATTTGGAACATCGATCAATAAAGGCAATAATCTTTTAAACCTATTAGATTCATTTATAATCACTCTGTAGGTTCCTTTAGGTATTGCTGTTTCTCCTTTAATTTTAACCGGTCTTTCTGCATCTTCTAAAGTAAAGCATTCAAATATACCATCAATAAGCATTTCCCCTATTACAGAGTTATCAGTCTTGTATAGTCTCTTTACTGTTATTACCATCTTTTTTGTTTAATTTAATTAATAACCAATCGTATATTTTCATACTAGTATATACTATTGATATTAATAGTAATAGTATTTTTAGTGTAGTTTCCAAATTTGTAAAGCTTAAGTAAATAGTTAAAGCATTTAATATGTACAGTCTTATTGATCCTTGGTCCATTATCTTTTTAATTTATTAACAATGTCCGTAAATCCCTGTATGCCTATATAAGCAGTGGCTATTATAACCCAATCAGACGAGGTTAAGTATCCCGAAAATAATCCGGCGCATGCTACTATAAAAACAGATAGCTTTCTACTAACCCATTTATTTAATAATATATCTAATTGTTCTTTACTCATCTTTTAAATATTAGATAGTTCTGCCTTTTGATCTTCAGTCAAGGCCTTGAAAAACCATTCTTTTGCTAACATAATCTCAATATGCTCTTTATTTCTATTTAAAGTACTTTCCTCCTCGTTAGATAATTTTTCAATTAAATTTAATTCATTAATTAATTTTACTGAATCATAGGCAGCGTTCACTGATGTTTTAATTTCTTCTTGTGTTAAATTTTCCATAATTTATGATTTTTCTATTTGAAATGATGATATGCAGGCCCTATCAGTTGATGTTGTTGTAACTTGGGTGATTATATAAAATTGGGTTGCTGGAATTGCAACACTATTGATTGCGAAAGTTGAATTAGATGTTGATGTTGACGCACTGGCTGTAAAATCCCTTCCATAGATAGTTGTGCCGGATACCCAAAAGAATCTATCTATAGGAATATATTGATTACCAATAGGGCCATTGTATCTACCTATTAAAGTTGCTCCAACTGTTGTTGCCGCAGAATTTATGTAAAATTCTATTGTTGCAATTGCAACGCTCGCCGCTGTAGTAGTTATAGCGGCATTTAATTTCAATAAATTACCGTTTGTAAATATACCACTTGGTATTGCTGATGAAATACTTTGCAAGGCGCCTGCTGCAACTTGATATGTTGTTGAAACAGCAGAAAATAAAGTTCCATTTGTAGATACTGTTCCATTTGCCATTAGATGCTCTAAAGACGTACCTCCGTCTTTCACAAATGATCCGCCTTGCACTATTCCTCTTAATCTAGTAGTTGTTATTGAGGTATTACCTAAAGTAACAGTATTTGAACCGGATCCAACAGCAGTGTCCCCTATTACAATTTGATTTGTTTCATTGTCATTAAGAGCTCTAGTGTTTGCCCCTATAAATATACTTTGATTGCTTACGGTATTAGTAGTGCCTGATCCAATCAAATTCGCAGCAAAACCGCCAATGGCTACATTGTTAGATCCAGTTGTGTTATTCAGCAGTGCTCTAACTCCAAGTGTTGTATTTACAATTCCGGTAGTTGCATATTGCATGCATGATTCTCCTATTCCTGTATTCCAGTTTCCAGTAGTATTATTTACTGCAGCATTGGCCCCTATAAAAGTACAATTATATGCGCTTGTAGTATTTCTACCAGCGCCCCAACCTATATATACTGAACCGCTACCAATTGACGAAGTGTGGTTTTCTCCTGCAGCCCATCCAATTGCTGTAATTCTAGTAAAACTAATCCCGTTTGTTAAAGCATTATGTCCAATAGCTACATTTTCGTACCCAGTTGTTACGCTTTTTAAAGTTCCACTACCAAATGCCGTATTGGTAAACCCAGTGGTAGCTGAAGATAACGCCAAATTTCCAACCGCAGTGTTAGCAGCGCCTGATCCACTTCCTTTACCAACTGATATACTATTTACTGTTAAATTAAAAGCCCCTAAGTTTACAGCTTGTGTAGCTCCTGTATAAGGAACATAAGTAGATAAATCACTGGTTAAAGCAATAGTTCCGGAAGCATTAGGTAATTGGTATGTTCTATTAGCAGTAATTGTTGTTGTTAATAACGAAGCGTTGTTAGCATTTGGAAAAAAAACAATACCTTCTTTGCTAATTATGTTTGTAGCATTGCCAAAGCTATTGTAAAAATTAAATCCAGAATCGTATAACTTTATCCTACCGTATTCTAATTCTGTGGTATCATATAAATATAACTCGCCTATTTTAGCATTTAATAAAGAACTATTTCCATTAGTTAACACTTGATTTAAATTGTTAGTAGAACTAGTATTTATGTACGATGTTAAGTTTTGTATTAATATACTTTTAGTTTGATTTTTAGGTTTACCACTAACCAAAACAGTACTTGTACATATTAGTATATCTGTTGGTAGTATATTACTATTTGGGGGGTAACTATATATTATTGCCATGTATATTTTTTATTGTTAATATATTCTTGTAAGTGTAAAATTTCTTGATAATATAGAGTTGCCAACGTTAGACGTGTTCCATTCTACAGTAATATTAAGTGTGTTATTAATCGTTGTATCAAAGGTTGTGGTGTTAAGGGTGCTTAACACATATCCTTCAAATTGAGTTCCGCCATTCCTAATATAAGAAAATAAACCACCTGAAGAAATAGAAGCTGTGCCAGGGCCGCCAAGTGCCCTAATTGTAAAGTATAAAGTTAGTATCCAGGATTTGTCTGTAGCTGCTGCTAAATCGATTATACCTGTATCAGCAAGCAAAGTGCCGGACAACGTTTTTATTCGAACACGTATTTCAGAAGAACTTATACAAGAAATTACACCGTCTAAAGTCGCTTGAAATGAGTCTCCTATTTGAAATCCATTTGCAGGTACAGTTAACGTACCCACCCCAGCACCTATTATTGTTGTTTCTACTGTTGTAGCAGTTACAGGACCTCCATCAGCAGTTTGAGCAAACAAGCCAGGAAGCCCGGCTGGACCTTGTATTCCTTGAACGCCTTGTACTCCTTGCTCTCCTTGAATCCCTTGGGAACCTGCTGGCCCTTGATCCCCTTGAGGTCCTTTTATATCACCAGCATCAAACCACGCTGTACCATTCCAACTCATTAAGGAACCATCAGACAAAAGAATCCATGAATCGCCAATAGCAGCTCCAGGGCTTCCACCAGCACCAGCTAAGAAAGCCGCATAATCTGCGTAACTACCTAATATAGTTACAGAGTTACCGGCAGTTCCTTGAGGCCCTTGATCTCCTTGCGTTCCTTGTTCCCCTTGCGCTCCTTGTATGCCTTGCTCTCCTTGAACGCCTTGTGCGCCTTGTGGCCCTGGTGCGCCTGGTACACTAGCTAAAGTTATGATGTCTTCTACTGAAAACAGTTTGGTAGCGTTATTATCTTCTTCATATCTAACCCCAAGTAAATAGTCGTTAGTGTTTACTTGTGTAGCTGGGTAACTATATATTATTGCCATTATTTTTTTGTTTTAGCTTTTATTTTTTTTGCCTCTGAAAGCATTGCTTTAGTAGGCTTCTTGCCACTACCTTTATTCTCTCTAATGTTATCCCATAGTCCTCTAGGCGACTTAGACCCATCTTTTCTTTTTAACAGTTCCATTTGTCTAATGCTAGTTTTTTTCTTGTTGGTTCTCCGTTTGGTTTTTTCAAAGGACCTGGCATACCAGACATTCTAGCACAGAAAGATTTTCTACGTTTAGCGTCTTTACTACCAGCTTTTAATTCCGATGGTTTTTTAGTTACAGCTGTTTGTAATTTACTACCAGGGTTAGCCGCCCTATAACTTGCAACACCTTTAGCATTCAATCCCCCTTTAGGATCTTTGCCTTCCTTACGCGTCCAAGCCGCAGTCTTCTTTAATGGACTACAACTACAATTACTATTGCAACCGCATCCTCTGGCTTCACCAATAGTATATCCGTTATTTTTGCTTGTACCCAATCCTTGAGGGCCTATACCTTTCATTTTCATAATATCTTATTTTGTACTGTATTTCTTTCCGCTTTCACCCTTAGTACCATTCCCGTCATTACCCCTGTTCCTTTTAGCAGTCTCCCACTGTTGGTCTTCATGATCCCAATCTTTACCTTTACCGCTAGGGTCTGCACGATGCTTTCTTTGAGCATGCGCTTTCTTAGCTCTTCTATCATCTGTTTTAGCAAATGCCAAATCTCTTACCGCTTTAGCCTTGGCTGCCTTAGGGGATAACTTTTGTTTTAATAATGGCGACACTTTACGTTTAAGCATGTCTTTCTTTGTTTTATCACCAATCCCACTAGTGCCGTACTTTTCAATATTCGATATCACGTTCTTCTTCTTAGAAATACTCCCAATAGCGTTATTAGTCATATCCATTGCCATTTCCTGTAATCCATTTATAATACCATTCTCGCTATTGAACGAAGCAACCTCATGCGCTGCTCCTAAAGCATTAGCTCCTATACCTCCAACAACATTACCAAGGATTCCCCCCCCTAGCTTTTTAGATATAGCTTGGCGCGTATACATACTAGCAGCCGCATGCCTAACCTTATCAGCCTTCATATCATCTCCTTTATTCTTTGCCGTATAATCATCAGCAATAGACTGAGCTCTAGTCTCTGGGTACCCTAAAGCCTTATCAACACGCTCCTCAAGCCCGTATACTTTTTTGTATACCTTATCAGAACCCTTGTCGTAAAGCGTAGGCTTATTCTTATCCTGATATAATGGTGATTGACTTCTTAGTTTAAATGCCATAATTCTTTTTGGTTATAGTATATACAATTACGCATTGTAATCAATTCTCACAGTGTGACATTAGCCTACTATTTTTATATATAACTACCTTACGTCACACTTTTCGTTTATTTATTATAACCAACCGACGTATGTTTATTATAATAAGATACAAAAAAAAATATTATAAAAAATTTTTATCAGTGTTGAAAAAATGTTGTTACAAATATATATATAAGGGGTTACACCCTACGTTTCACATTGGAATTTGGAAAGGAAAACGATTTGGGTTTACCCCACCCCCCGGCCGTTTTTCGACTTTGTACAAAACGATTTGCCTTTTCCTGTGCGCGTGTGATACGATCTGGCTATTCTATGTACGATATGCATGGCAGTGTGATACGTTGTGTCTCGTGTGATTGTATGTGTGCTGTGGTGTGTGCGTGTGATGTGTACGATATGTTATACGATGTGATACGATACGGGTGCATGTGTATGGTATGCTGGCTAGCAGTGTTACCTCATCGCGCTGCATCATGTCTGGTGTTGTGCTCTGCCGTGTGCCGTGTGCTAGTGCTGGTGATGTGCCGTGATCTGGTCTGTGCTGTGTGCTGTGTCTGGTCTCCTGTGCGTTGCCGTTACCGTGTGCCGATACATTACCATTGCCGATACGTGTATGTATGTATACGTATTACGATACGATACGTGGAGCGCAGCGTAGCGTGTATAGCAACGCGTATAGCACTCCCTACAAGACGAATACGAGGTTATTATGATAATATATATGTAACCAATTAAAACTTATCTTATGTCTTATTTCACATTCCAAATCTACTACTCATCTCAATACAAACTCTATGACTTAGTCATTAACAAAAACAATGTCTTCTATTCTCATTACCATTTAACCAACAAAAAAGATATAAACAAAATCATTAATCAATTACTTAAACAAATAACACTATGAGATCATTCAACAACATTAACAAAGTAACAATTATTAAACGTGTAATTGTCGGATATCAAATCGTACTCACAAGTATGTTCGTTGTCGGATTCACGAGAGTAGTGATCGGATTGATCATGGGAGAATTCTCGAATGTAACGTTCGGGATCTATTACTAATACAAACCGGAGGTGTGTAAACACCGAAGGTGTATAGCATTTGCGTATAGCAAAAACCCTTACAGTCAGGACACGAGGTTAAAATGATAATATATTTGAATAAAGAAATTAATAATAACAAATAAATAAAATAAAATGACTTTAAAAATTAACAAAAACTTTAAATCTTTAATTAATTCTATATTAATTAATTCTAACAAATTAAATAATTCTTTTTATATATTAAATAATAATTTAATAATAAATCCAAAAGACTTAGAAGAAGTTGATAAATTATTGACTAGAAATCTTTATAAATATAAAGTCTTATAATCCTCTACAGTCTTAATACGATCAAAGAATGATAATATAAATGTAAGTAAATAATAATAAATAAATAAAATAACATGACTAGAATAGAACAATTAATAGTAAATAAATATCCTAACCAACTTCAAGAAATAAAAGATCAAATAGAACTTTTAAAATTAGACTATGATGAAGAATTATTCTTAGAAGAAGATATAATAGAATCAATATTAATAGAATTAAATATAATATAACTTACAGTCTAGATACGACTAGTAATTGATAATATAAATGTAACAAATAATAAATAACAAATTAAATATAATAAAGATGAACAAATTTAAAAAAGAAGTAGTAGAAGTAGTAGTTGTAAAAACTAACAAAGAATTATTAACTGAAGCGATAGCTAAATTAAGTCCTGAAGACTTGGCTTTGATCTATCCTAAGATCGAACGAGCTAACTTTGTAGTAAGAAAAAGTTGGCTAGGTAGAAATCAAGTAATAACTTTTGTTAACAACAAAAATCAAAAGATAACTTACAATCATGATGAAGTATTAAAAGTTATGTTGCCTAAACTATCTATAATGCCATGTTGGATCAAAAGACAATATTGGTCACAATCTACTGATATGCCAAGTAATGTTAGACATCTGGCTACTGTTGAAGTTCTAGAATCTACTGAAAAGTAGGTTTTAGAATAAAACAAAAATGCTATACACTTTCTTACAAAGTAAATACGATCAACAAACGATAATATAATTGAATATAAAAACAAATACTATGAAATTCTTACAAAACAAAATTGAATCTAAGCAAGACATTGCAAACTACATTACTAACCTATTTGATAATGATATGATGTATCATTTTGACGATGAAGCTGAAGACATATTAAGTCATTCATCAGGTTTTGAAGCATCGGCTTTTACTAACGATCAATGTAAGTTGCTAAATGCTCGTAGAGACGAAATGTTTGAAATAGATTATGACTATGCATTCGAATGTGCATTAGAACACTTAAACGATTAATAACTAATAAATATATAAATATGAGCCTAATTAAAAACACTGCTACAAATGCAGCCGAATTGTACAAATTACTAACTAATGCGGATGCTATACAACATCCTAGCTTCTGGCCTAACCCGAGTTTCAATAAGAATGAGTTATTACTGAATCCAGCAAGTAAAACTATGACTGTGTACGAACGAGACGGATCCGATTATACTATATCAATCGAAAGTATCAGAAACATTGTAACCTATAAATTAAACTAACATGAAAAGACTATCAATTTTAAGCGCAGGCGTTGGCATTGTGATCGGAATGCTAATTGCAACTGCAATAGATTCAAAATATGATTTATCACAAATCGATAAAGCGAAAGAACCTGGTAACATACCAGCATTCTATTGGAATGATCGAACTAATCCACCTCACAGAGGTTTTGAATTAAAAGTAGATATGTATTATAATCAAACTAAAGATACAATCTATATGGAGTACTCATCTGGACCTGAGGGTGAGTAAAATAGTGCGACGTTAGCCTATTATTTATACCTTAATAGCCTAGTGTCACACTTTTACACGTGTTTACCCAAACACTCGTGTATAGCAACGCGTATAGCATCCGCTAAAACCCCTTACAACAAGAATACGACTCCCAAATGATAATATATGTGTAGTCTGACGTTGAGATAACGATCGAAAGAGTAGACTCCGTCCTACCTATATTCCAAATATACCCATTTGATCCCTTACAAGACAAACACGATACTAAAATGATAATATAGATGTAACAAAATAACAATAATAACTTAAATAAATTAAAAATGGAAGAATATAAATTAATTACAAGTAGCGAAATCTACTTCAGCCACGGCGATGACCGACATATCTTAATAATGAAAGAAGGCAACGAAGTTGTAGGACTTAACTACATGCAAGGAGATGAGTTAGAGCATTTCGTCGAGCACTATAATGACATCGATCATGACCTAACCGACTTCTACAATGGCGTAAAGTACTATCTTGGCGGAATAACCGAGCTAGATCGAGTAAATCAAGCAATTTGGGCTTATCATCAATATACAAGCCTACGTGATGAGCGAGAAACCGGGTATTTGGTGCAAATAATGCAACGTAAGTAGAGCTTCTTCATTATACCTGCCTTAACTTTAATTTAAGCAAATAGAGTTCAACCTACTTACAATAACAATACGATGTTGAAATGATAATATAAGTGTAACAAAAACAAACTAAAACAAATAAATATGAGAAGTTATTCAAGTGCGATTAGAGTGGTATTATTAACCATTAAAAAAGAGTTCTTAATTCAAGCGAAATACGCGGCTATTGCCCTAAGAAGTTAGTATAAACAAATAAAAAATAGATAAATTATGGAAAGTGATTGTTGTGGAGCGTACTCAAGTTGTTCAGATGATATAGATATATGTCCGGATTGTGGCGAACACGCTGATTGGAATGAATGTGAAGATGAATATTAAATAAAGAATTATGATAGGAGATTTTGAAGTAGTAGAGTATACAAATCCGTATTATCCGGATGTAATAATGTATAAAGTTTTAATTAACAATAGAGAATTTCACACCGATGATTATGGTAGATTGATCGATTGGGCATTGGAAGTGTTAGCGGATGAACCTAATCAAATAGAACGCCAAGCAATTACGGATAAAGCGGTTGAGTCTTTCTTTAAAGATAGTAATACAAGTAAAGATTAATTTACAATCACAACACGATAAAGAATTGATAATATAAATGTAACAAATAAATAATTAAACTATGGCTAACATTAAATTTTTAAAGAACAATTTTATTAAAGTGAACGGTGTGCTATACACGCCTTATACCGTAGGCGAGTTGCCTCAAAGTTTTGGCTTCATCTACAATAGCGATAAAGATCAATCCGGTACGGCTCAGTGGTTCAACTTCAAAGGTTTAACTTATATAATCAAACAATAGTATGATAGTAATAGCGAACAATATGAAAGAAGCGTGTCAATATCTTGAAGAAAAGAAAGCACGTAATAAAGCAAACCGGATCAATGCGGTTAATATAGATGGTCTATGTAAAAGTTTTACTAGCGAAGATTATAAGCAAGTAAAGACTAAAATGAAATCGTCATATGGGGCGAAAGCGAGCGTATTTAGTAAAACAAGATTATGGAACCACTACAACTTAACATTAACAGAAATTAAAGAAAAATATTAATATGAAATTAGTAACTCAAAATAGTGTGAATGCATTTTATAATGATGCCAAAGGTATATTTGGCGGTAATACCCAAGTGACTGTACAAGTCAATGGCCCAACTAAATTATTCTTATTTGGCAATTTAATTGCAATAAAAGAAAAAGGAGTAATCAAAATTACAAATGCCGGTTGGCAAAGTAATACCACTAAGGAGAGATTGAATGGATTACGTGGCGTACGTATTAATCAAAAGAACTTTGAATGGTTTTTGAATGGCGAATTATGGAATGGTGATTGGAAACAAATTTAAAAAAAAGATATATGAAAAAATTAAACGGATTTGAAAATTATTTAGTTCTTGAGGGACTAGCGTGTATGCGTAGACAAATGAAAATGGATATATTAGAAATCCAATCCGAAGGTAAAAACCCTATCATGACTACAGGTTATGTGGATATGGTTGTAGACGAAGCGATTGAAAAAATTAAGTCTTTAACATTAAAACAAAAGTAATGAAAGAAGCATATATTAAAATGCGTAATAGTAATCAGCTCAGCGTTGATTTGCTATACACGCTGGCTCGCGAGGAAGGCTTGACTGCGTCTTCGGATAAATTTGCAATGGCATTAACATTCGCTAACATTAACGAAATAATATGCCACTTAGACCATAAGTTTGAATTGAATATATTGTATAATAAAAACGGTGATTTTATAAAAGTAGTAGAATAATGGAAAAAAGATATAAAGATAGTGGCTATGGCTACAGAGAAGTTGCGGTATTAGTGTCCGCTGGTTATGGCGCAGGATGGAGTTCGTGGGGCATGCCGGATGAGGCGTTGTTTGACCCAATTATAGTAGACTTTGTAGAAAATAATAAAGTTAATACTAAAGAATTTGAAGAATATATGGAAAAAGAATATGAAGGAACTTATCTTGGGGGAGCTGATGGATTATATGTTCGTTGGGTGCCTGAAGGTAAAGAATTTATAATTGATGAATACGACGGAGCTGAGGGTTTAACTTTAAAAGAGAATTTCACTTGGATCAAAGCGTAGTTACAATAACAATACGATAACAAAATGATAATATAAATGTAACAAATAAAAATATATAAAATGACAGAAGTAAGAAGTTTAATAGTGAGATTAGAAGCAATAGCAGAATCAATTGATTTAGATAATTTTTATTCTATTGGGTTATCACC